TCTGACGGGCTGATAGATGCGCCTGATTCTTTACGCAATACAGCATTTACAAAATCTCGTTGTGCCTGTTCCACTTGCTGCTCGTTAGGGCCAAGCATAGTGTTACCTGCGGCCCCTAATGCTGCACCAATCCCCCATATACCTTCTGCCCCACGTTTGGCACCAAGTTTACCTACTGAGTATTTACCTTGCAGGTCATTCAGTATTTTGTTTGATTCATTGGCCCTGCCATAGAAAATGTTAGCGTTAGACTGTGATTCGTTCATGTTCTTTGCTTTGTCAGCAGGGCCGCCAGGGATAGGAATCAGGCTTGAACCGTCTGCACTCCATTGATAGCCATTAGGTGCCTTGCCTAGCTGGTTAGTCTCTTTAGCCCTTGCATCAGCCAAGTTCTGACCGCGCATCTGTACCGCACGATTTGCTGCACCTTCAGCCGCCTGCCTGAAATTAGATGCGATACTGTCAGGGCTTTGTGAGTTTGCCATTGTGTTAAGCACTTTCACCTGACCTGTTACAGGGTCAACGGATTGCGTCACATGAGAGCCGCCAAGATTCTGCGTATCAATCTTAGGTAACTGGTCTTTGGCTGCCAGTGCTGATTGATAGTGCTGTGCTGCCCATGCTGAAATGCCTGCTGGGTCTTGCGGTACTGATTTATGCGCCTGCGCTGCTTCCTCTGGGCTTAATGCCCCGATACTGGCTAACTGGTCAATCGCACCGTGTGCGTTTTCAGGTGTAGGATTATTTTTCACATAGCCAGCAGCCTGACCGAACAAATCAGCTTTTTTGTGCGCTGTCTCAATGGCTTTGGCTTGTATCTCGCTTTGGTTCTTAGCTTGTTCTCCTTTGAATTTATCCGCATCAAATCCCTGCTTTACATATCCTTGACCACGCAACTGTTCACCTGTGGCATTCGGGTTCTGTCTGTAATAGTCTTTGAGTGCATCTTCTTCCGCACGTTGACGCTGATAATCCTGCATCTTCATCTGCGCCTCTTGATTGCCAAGCAGCAAGGACTGTAATTTTGAGGCATTTGCAGCACGCTCATCACCGCTCATGATTTTGGGAGGCTGTACGCCCAGTATGATATTCGCATCAAGTGCCATATATTTTCCTTAGTTCCAGATTATGCCAGTGCCGCCTGCGCCATTCGTACCCACTGGGCCGCTGCCATAAGCATTCGGCGTATAGCCCCAGTTCTGGTTCGCCACGCCTGCCATTGCATTTGACCATGCGTTATTAGCACCGATAATGCCAGCACTACGCGCATTCCCTGCACTTTGCAGAATGTTGGATATGTTGTTAGCGGATTGTTGCCCAGCCTGTACGCCTGTGTTGGTTGCAGTCTGTCCAACACCAGCAACGCCAGCCAGTTTGTTGTAGATGCCGTTGTTGTCTGCGGTATAGCGGTTGTAAGCGTCATTGGCTTTGGTTGAGCCATAGTCATTGGCGTAGCGCGTCAGCTCTTTCAGGACTGCACCGCTATCACTTGAGCCACTGGCCCTTGCCCTCGCATCAATAGAGCCTGTGCCCTGATCTAAGCCAAATTTAAGTCCGTTCTGATATACCACGTCATTGTTTAAATCATTCTGGTCAAACTTTTTGAGCAATGAGCCGAAGGTGCTGTCTTTTTGTTTTGCAGGATTGTCAGCATTGTATTTATTCAGATAGTCTTGATAGCTCCCATTTCTATTTGCCCATGCCCCATTGCCAGTTCCTGTATTTGTTTTAAATCCAAACAGGTCATGCTGTATAGGAGACCTGCCTACATCAGGATTAGAGAAAATGTTATATGGCGTACCGTTCCAGTTACCACTATATGAACCATATGGATTATTCTGTTTATTCCACTCAGCTTCAGATAGTGGCGTGCCGCTTGAGCCATTTGCAGGAACATCCAATCCAAGCAGATAGGCAAGTTTATTAACACCTGATGCGCCAGCTTCACGGTATGGCTGCAAGTCCTGACGGTTAAGGTCATACTCACGCCTTTGTTCTGCCGCCGCATCTGCTGCCGCTTGCGCCTGTGCGTCTGCGGCATCACTGGCAGCACTTGAACCCATCGCACCGCCAATGATGGATGCGCCAGCACTTACCACTGAGCCTACATCGTTATAGCCAGGGTGAGGCATTAAACGATTAAATCTATTATTAAACATATTTAAAATCCTCTTTTTTCATCGTCAAATGCCATCCAGTTTCATCTTCATGGTCTAGTTTCCACCCCATACGCAAATCAAACAAAAGCGCATCTGGCTTTGTTTTCATAATAGATGTAGTGATTGTTTCAAACTGATTGAACATAAAAAAAGCCACTTCTCTGAGCGGCTTTCTTAAAAATACTTTTCTGCGGTAATGGCTGAACACATGGATATGCATATCATTTTCAAGCGCCATGATTGCACCCCATTCATACTGCCATATCTTACAAAGCGCCAGAAACGCTTTAAAATCATCTACTGATGCATGTGTATTGCTTAACTGTAAATCGTGCGCCAGGGCATCAATAAAGCTCATACAGCAGCCCCTGCTGCGTTATGCCATATTACAGGGCTGACGCTATGCACGAACACTGGATAGCCGAGCGTTGTGTCATAGTATTGCTGGCCTACCATCAGGAATTGTGTCGGCCTGTTGGCAGTAGTCCCACTTTGGGAGTTCCAGTTGATGTAATTACGTACATTGATAAAGAACGTGTACCAGTTACGGTCTACTGAATCACCGTTCTGTACAGGCTGGTTCTGTGTAGGCTGCGTGACGTTCATAGCATATCTACCCATGCACCAATAATCACTACTTTTACTGGGTCAGTGATACGTGCAGTCACCACAAAATCACGCGCTGCACCAAGTCTATTCCATATCACACGCGCAATATAAGAGCCTATCTTGCCAAGTGCCGCCCATCTTTCAACTGGCGCAGTCCTGCCACCGTTCTTTGATATTTTCAGCATGACTTGAGGATTAGAGCCTTGACCGTTCACCAGCCCTACGCCAGTTTCCATATCCAGCCAGATGCGGCCTATTGAGTGATATTTTTCATCAAATATATGGCGTGATGACATTTCACGTACGATAGGTGCGCCATTGTCGGTATAAGTGTTAGCGTTAATCGTGTATATATTGCCGTTAGAATAGTCATACACTAGGACTTTGCTCACTACCGTAAACGTGTTGGCAAAGTTGCCTAGATACTGGGATTGTGTCAATCCGCTGCTTAGTTTTGACCATAGATTGGTAGAGCCATCGTATAGCCATGACTTGCCCACAGTCGGGAAGTTAAGCACGTACATTGGATGACCACCCAGCATGTACGAATAGCCTGATGCGTTTGATATATCGCCGTAGCTGTCAAACGTGTTGCTTATCTCTTGGTTTGATACTTCCTGCGGTGTGTATCCATTCAATACCAGCACCTGTGTTTTACCCATGCGGTTACGGCCTAAATAGATGATAGAGCCGTTCATCTTTGCCACACTATTGACCGCAGCCAAGCCCCATTCAATCACCGCCTGACGTACAAATGGCAGGTCTAATGCGCCTGAGTTAGAGTGAAACTCAGTGGTCACGTCACCGAATAAAACCAGTTCACGGTTGTCGTTATATACGCGCACTATCTTGTCAGGGTTAGCTTCTGCTGATGCAAAGTTCAATGCGCTGTAAGTCAGGCCATCGGTTGACCATGAATAACGGCCCCACTTGGTTTTATCCGTAGAGCCGCGCTGGTCAGTGATGAAATAGCCATCAATCCATGTGTTCGTCTGTGCAGGCACAAAATTAACGTCTGTAATCTTGGTAAACACGTTAGTGGTCGTGTTGTAGGTGTAGCCAAATGAGCCATCAACGATTTGTATTGTGTTGCCGTTATTGGTCATCGAGACACGGCCTGCTGTTGTGTCCAGCGTGCCACGATTGACTGCTACAGCAGCGTTGTTTACTTCCCACAATGTACCGCGATGCACTACATAGTTATAGTCGCCCAATTCCATGCCGCCACGTACAGGGCTGTCTCCAAATGAGGTGAACAGGTCAAGTCCTGGCGTACCGTAGGCAATCACTTTGCTTTTATCTTCATCTGTTACAAATTCAAGATAAAGATTAGTGCGTGATTCAGCTGTGACTGATACCGATTTGCTGGTTTGACCAATGCCAAATAGCGGATAGCGCATTAGTAACCACCGATAAATGCGGCAATATTGCCGCCATGACGGTTTAAAAGCATTCCATCAACACTGAGCAATGGGATAACGTTATTCGTGCGTTGCAGGGCTTTAAATGAGTTTCTAGCGGCATTGATAGTGATAGGCGATACCACTACGCCAGGATATTGAGGGGCAATGTTGACTGCAAGATTCTTGATTAACGCTTCTTCATAGCCAGGCGGCATGAGTAAGGTGGTGGCAAGGGTTGCAAAGCTGTTGACGATGTTCAATACGCGCATATTCAGCGTACAGTTAGAGGCTAAAGGCCATGTGTACACTGTGCCATTAGGCATTGTGCCTGCGTAATAGATGTATGTAGGATAAGAGCCGAATGCGCCCTTATAGGTGATGCTGTCATATTCAATGTTGCTGATGACTTTTACAGGATAAGTGATGCCGTTTAGGTCAACGGTTGCAGTCTCGATGTCAATCGGCCTGTCAGCGATAACGTCACCTGTAGGGCCAATGGTGAAACTTGGTGCTGTGGTCATGGCGCGTGACACTGTATTTGCCACATATGCGAAGGCTTGGTCATTACTCCACAATTCCATCAAACGGTTCAATGCGCGTAAGGCATCGTCAGCCATTGATGCTGATGGTGTTTCATCCTCGCCAAGCACGCCAATCTCTTTGAGCGCGTCATATACAATGGTTTGAGCAGTCGCCATATATCCTCCAGTAATCTTTATTGCAGAGCCTCGTAAGAAGCCCTGCTAAAAAACTACTAAGCCTTCTGTGCAGTCAAGCCTGATGGGTTCAGGATAATCCAGTCTACATAAGTGTCAGCCGTTGCGTTGGCTGTACCGTAGATAGTGAATGAACCAGCAGCAGGCAAGATACGTTCAACACGTAGCAAAGTACCGTCAGCCGCAGCTTGCGCCACTACTGCAAAAATCTTGCTGTTAGCATCCACTTGGCTGTTGGTAACAACCACTGAAGATGCACCAGCAGCGATTGCCACAGTGCCTGAGTTAAGGTTATTGGTTTGAGCGCCATTGGTCAGTGCAGCACTTGATGTGGTTGCAAAGCCTTGAGCAATTAAAGCAGCCTCTACCTGAGTAGTAAGCTTGACTACTGAGCCAGCAGCTAAGCCAGCGTAGCCTTTTGATAAAGCGATGGTCATATTTATTCCTTAAAGTAAAAAAGCCCCGAAGGGCTTAATTGATTACAAAGCGTATTTAACTGCTAGCTCTGGGTAAGTGGCAGCAAAGCCAAACAAGATATCGATACGCATAATTGAATTATCATTGATGCCATCGTAGAACTCGGTTACTTTCAAGTTCAGGCCTTTGTAGCTTTCTTGAGCAACGTCAATCACGCCTTTACCGCCTGGAGGGGCCCACAATGGCACTGATGCCAAAGTGAATGCATCTTTGTGGTAGCCAACTGAGCAGCTATAGTTAGTTGATGCAGCACCGAAGATAACGAAAGGCTGACCAGTAGTAGGTGATGCTGTTACGTTCTGGAATGCGCCTGATGTTACGATTGCTGGGCTGATTGGCAATGATGTTGCGCCTTGAGCCACGTCAGCAGTAATCACGAATTGAGCTAATACGCCAGTAGACTGACGTGATTGTGGGTTTACAGCATACACGCCAGGCAATGTAATAACAGTACCCTTAGTGATAGTGCCAGCACCTGTCGCTGCTACAGTAATAGTCGCCCCTGTCTGGTTTGCACCGTTCACGTTTGAAGCTGTACCTGCACCGTTTGAGTGTGTTGCCACGTTCTGGTCCATTGCATAGCTAAGGCCTAATGAATCAACCATCACGCCCGAGCCAAATTGCTTACTGATTTGTGATTGACCATTAAACAGGCCTGCAAAGCCAGTTACGAAGTTAGCATTCAATGCTGGTGACAAAGCCAATGAACGTTGACGGTCGCGCGGTGCGCCCATTTCATCCAGTCTGCGGTTGATATCAGTTACAGCACCGATTGCCAAAGCTTGTGTATTTGGTGATGCGTAAGTTGAGTTCAATGCGTTAAACACTGATGTACGAGCCAAGTCCAAGCCCTGACGGTCAATCTCGTTGGCTACGGTTGCCATTGCTGCTTGAAGTTTTGATTCAAGTTTAGTCAATGACAAAGTACGCTCTGCACTTGTAAAGTTCAGGTCAGTACCGCCTTGAGACAGTGTCAATGGGATTGTGCTTTCAGTGGTTGACTGTGGCACTGCAACACGGCCTGCACGATATGTGTAGCGTGGTGGTTTTTTGATGTTGATGGTAGAACCAGGAGCGTAACCACGTGACATATTGCCAGTGAATTCATCTTCCCAGTCGCGGTTTACATTGGCAGAAAAGCCCAACATATTTTCTAAAATTGCCAGTGATTCTTTCGCAACCACTGAGCAGGTGACTAAACTATTAGACATATTGATTTCCTTTGCGCTTCACAGCGTTAAAATGAGGATGCTCGGCGCTTCACAGCGTTAGAGCGTTAAACTATCGTGCCCACTGTGCGCCTTGTTGCTTGCGGTATGCAGCGTATTCTTCCATTGACATTTTATTAACGTCATTATTGGTAGAACCGCCTCGCGTACCGATTGGCTTAATAGGTGCTGGGGCATTGCTTACTTTTGGGGCAGAAGCTAACTTAGCTTCAATCTTGCCAATTTCTACTGCTTGGCGTGATGGACTGAGGCTAATAATCCGTTCCACTTCTTCTGGGTTTGCTGACAAGTGCGCCATCAACTTAGCTGGAACATCACTATCAATCAGAGCTTCCGCAATGGTTTTAGTAAGCGGTAACTCGTCAAAGGCTTCACGGTCAAAGCCATCAATCTTTTCTGCTTCCGCATAGATAGATTCAGTCTTCTGGGTGATAGTCTTGTGTTGCTCCTGTTGCTGTTGTTGCTGGTATTGCTTGTTAGCTTGCCCTAGCTTCCATTCGGTCATGGCTTCAACGTAGTCATCCACATTCGCAAAGTCTGCTTGTGTTGGTCTATCGCTTGCCTGTCTTGCTGGTTGCGGTTGTTGAGGTGGCGCGAACCGTTCTAAAGTCTCACGATAGGCTTTTAATGCCCTACGCTCTGCTTTAGCTTCTGCTTTCGCTTTCTCTTTCTGAATGATTTCGTTAAGTTCAGCTTGTGTGAACTTCTTATCTTCAGCCTGACTAGATTCATCCTTCGGAGTGTCAGTGCCTTCCGTTGGAGCCGCTAAGTTT